CCTCTTTAGGTTTTCTCATTTTTTCATTTCTAAAAAATTTAGAATCTAAAGCAAAGTCATCAATAGAATTAATACCAGCGTCAGGTCGAGCTGTAATTTTTCTCAAACGTGTAGGATCAATTCCTCTTCTTACAACATCTTGAAACGCAGCGTCATCAGTTAAAATATTTTTAAATACTATACCATTCTTTAACCATTCAGATTCTACAAGATCAAAGTATTGTCTTTGATAAACTTGTTTATTATTCCATATAATCGTATCTAATACTGGACTATAATCTTTTATTTCTACTTTTTGTCCTTTAGGTGTAGATAAAAATTTTCTAATTTCATCAGAAAGATCATCTACTTTTTTTATATCTTTACCTGTAAACCTAGCAATAGATCCAAAATATTTATTAGTATTAGCTCCAGCATTTATGACTGCACTTTTTAATCCTTGCATTCTAAGTGTTACTTCTTCATCTAGTAATTTATTAAACGCTGTTTCTTTTTCGTTAAGTTTTTTACCTTTGGCTAATTTATCTTTTAATGTTCTAGCATCTTTAAAAGAAATATTTTTAGGACGCATGTTCTGATTTAAAAGAATACTATTTTTTATTTCTTTTCTAGCTCCGGCAGCTACCTCACCTTTTACATCAAATTTAAAATCTTTATTATTAAAAGATGCAAGTCTTTGTTTAAAAAAATTATCTGCATCCTTCATTTTTAAACTAGCTAAATCTTTAAAAGATTTAATTGGAGAGTTAGCAAACATATTGCCTACCATTTGATTAGACTCTTTTAACATTTGTTTTATTTCTTTAGCTTCTTTTCTTACTGCAGGATTAACTAACTTTAACATTTTTTCAGATTGTACTTTACCGGGAGCTAAAACATAATCTGTAATTTTATTACGCTCTCTTTGTAAATCATCCATAATGTTTCTATAACCTGGACTACCTGTTACTTTATCAAATATATTACCTTTCATTTTAGTAACGATGTCATAAAGTTTTTCGTTCATGTATTCATCTTTACGATTAAATTTTTTAGTGATGGCTTCTAATTTAGCAGTTACTTTATCGCCTTCGTTTTTTAAACCTTTAGACATTAAACCAGCAGAACCAAAGTATTCTTTAAGTTTACTTAATTTACCTGCAACCGTTTGACCAAACGTACCGCCTTTAGTATTATAAAAAGCCCACATAGATGGATCAGGTATATCTAATTTTTCATATAATTTATTTTTAAACTTATCTTTTTTAGTTCCTGCTTTTCTTACGCCTTTAGCAATAAAACTACCTTCTTTACCTTTACCAGCTATTCCAACTGTTAATGGATTTAAAATTTTACTATCTAAGTTCCTAAACACTAAGCCTGCTGCAGGATCAATTACTTTGTTATATACAGGTCCTAAAAGTTTTTTACCTACCGCACCTGCCACTGGTAACATTGCAATAGCTCCACCAATAGCTGCACCTTCAGCTCCAAACTTTAATTTTTGTTTCATCTTTTCTACAGCTAATTCTTTACCTGTAGCTGATGCAAGATCCGGTGTTTCTGTTATGCCAAGCATGTCAGATAGAACAACGTTCTTAGTTGGTACACTAACTGCAATATCGGTTGCACCACCCAGAGCTCCCCAGTAACCAGCTCTTCTTGCAATCTCTGTACCTTTAGCTCCAATTGTTGGTAAGCTAGAAAGTTTAGTAGTTTGCCCGGCTGCTCGTAAAAGAGGAATGGCTCTTCCTATTTTAGATGCAATACCTAGTGGTACACCAAATTGAGTTATGGTTTGAACGATTTGTCCAAGACCTGTTTTAGCTTCTATATTTAAAATGGGAGTTGCCTCAAAGAAAGCGTCTATCTTTCCTGTAAGATCTTTGTCGGTTAACATATCAAAAGGTAATACACCTAATGTAACTAGACCTTGTAGTGCATCACTAATACCACCTACAGGAGCTCTAAATATATCAAGTGCATAATCCCCAATAGTAGTTTCTGCTTGTGGTGCTACAACGTCTTGTTCTTTTTGGAATGCTGCAATTTGGGCTAGTTCTTGCCAATCCATACAACCTCCTATGCCAATACCGATGGCGGTAATATTAAGTTAACTCCATACTTTGTGTTAAAGTTACTAACATCATTTTGTGAATTGATGTAATAAAAATCTTGTAATGCTTCTTTGCTGTTAGCTAACAATTGCACAATATCATTTGTTATTTCTTGTGGCAGTCTACTTCTTAATGTAGCAAAGTCCATAACAGGTACTTCTTTCATTGGCTCTACATTTTCTGCTGCTGTTACTTCTGTTGCTTGAACTTCTTCCATTGGAGTTTTAACCGTTTCTTTTTCTATAGTTTCAGTTATTTCTCCTGTTTCAGGACTTCCAATGTTTCTTTTTACTCTACCACCTTCTGCCATATTTAAACCAGGAATAGTAATTCCTGCTATCTTAGCATACTCTGCGTATTCTTTTATAACTTCTTGAGCTTGAGCTACTTTCTTTTTAGAAGCAGCATCTTTTTTACCACTATGTAATCTTATATCTCTTAAAGCATCTTTGTAATTTATATTGTTAGCTGTTAACATAGCCGTAGCAAACTCTACATTAATATCTTTACCACCTTGTGCACCTTTAATTACAATTTCCCAAGCTTCTAACTCTAGTTCGTTTTTAGTTTTAGTGTTATTTTTATCTGCAAGTTTTTTATTTACATAATTTTTAACTGCAGTTTCTTGTGTATTTAATTTACCATCTTGTAATTCTTTTGCTTTGTAGTTTTTGTATGCAGTAAGTATTAAAGCTTTATCTTGTTTTCGTTCTTCTTTTTTTAATTTAACAGCTTCATCAGCACCTACTTCTAATTTATCTGCAATTGTTCCAGGTGTTTTAATAGCTTTAGCAAGTATTAAAGCTTTCTCACCTTTACTTGTGCCAGTGTCTTTTAATAAATCTTTAAGAATGTCTACTTCACCTTCAATAGCTTCTTTCATAGATGTCTCACCTACAAGTTCATCTAAATTTATTTTTTCGCCTGGTGGAGGTGGTGAAGGTTCATTTTTAAGTTTATAAGCCTTATCTGAAGTCATGGCTCGCATAGCAGCTATTCTAGCTGCTTCGTTTTGATCTGCTAAATCTTCAGAGTTAGATGTTATTTTAATGTCTTCTACTTCTTCAACTGTTTTAGGTCCGTCACTAGTCATAAAACTAATGTTACCACTATTGGGTGCACCTAAATTTAAAAATTCAAAACCTGTTTGATTAGTAAAAAATGGAGATTCTTTTTTTAAAAAAGGTGAAACAAAATCAGGATCTGTAAATCTTTTTCCTAAAAACATTTTAGCAAGACCACTAGGTTCTCCTGAAGCTCTATCGGCTCTTACTTTTTCCATATACTTTTGATAGCCAGTGTTGTTACCTTGACCTACACCAAAATTTAAACCCATAAAACCAGTTTGTGCTTTTACTCTAGGAGTTAATTGAGCTATACCTGTTGCTCCACCTTTTTTAAATGACGGTCTTTTAAAATACATTATCTTCCTCCAAAAATACTACCTAAACCATAAGCGTTTAATCCAGCTGATAAAGCTTGAGATAACGGACCAACTGTTCCTGCTCCGCCCATAGATTGGTTAGTTGTTGTCATTGGTGAACCACTTGCTTGTGATGCAATCCCTGATCCAAATGCTTGAATTCGACTTAATGGTTCATTGTAAGCTAATTGATTTCTTTGTTGTGCCGCATCTAATTGAGCTTGTTGGAAAGCTAAATTTCCTGTACCCGCTGCACCTAATTGTTGCACGCCAGATGCTGATAATGATGGCTGTAATGATGCTAAGTTTCTTTGTTGTTCAAAAGCATTTCCTGCTAATTGACTTGCTTGAGTAAATCCTTGACCTAATAGTTGAGCTTGTAATGCTGCTCTGTTTCTTGCTGCGGTGTTAGCAAACTCTGCTTGAGCGATACCTTCACGACCTCCACCGAAAGCTCCAGCGTTAATAGCATTAGCTGCAAGTTGCGGTACACCCATTGCAGTTTGTCTATCAAACTCTGTTAATGTTGTATTAATTACATCTTGTTGATAAGGGGACATAAAAGATTGATAAGCAGTTGGGCCTGAATAGGCTGCCGCTTGATCTAAGAAAGGTTGATATCCTGCAACACCAGTTCCAGTTCCTGCACCAGTCACAGCTCCTGTTGTATCAAATTGTAATTGACCAAGACCAGCTTGTGTGGCTGCTGCTTGTTGGGCTGCTTGAGTTAAAACGTTTTGACCTGCAACCTGTGGTCCAAGTTCCGCAAGTGTTGGTACACCTACCGAGCCCGGAGCTCTACCAACTTGTTGTGTTAATAAATCAATATAATTTTCTTGAGCTGCTTCTATTGCAGGGGATCGTCTTACTGTTTGTGTATAATCTGTTGCCATTATGCTCTACCTACTTTTTCTGCTTGTTTCATTGTGTTGTATAATTTTTTAGATCCTTTTTCAACGTCTCCTCCACCAATACCTCTAACAGCATCAGCAGTCATAACAAATTCGTTTTTACTTAACATAGCTGGTACGTCATCAGCTCGTTCTTTAATTCCTACTGGCACAAAACCACCTTCGTCTCTGTAATCTCTTTCAACTACACCAGCTTTATTTTTTCTTAAATTACCTGTTGGCACATTACTTATACCTCCAACTGATTTAAATGTTTTACCTGTTAATTGAAAAAGCTCCGCATCAAATATAGAAGTGTCTTCGCCTTTACCAAGAGCTTCATCTCTTAAAATTAACAGTTGTGCTACTCTGTTAGCACCACCTTTGTAACCTATTCTTCCGCCTTCAGCTTTCTTTTCTTCAAACATATTATTCACCTCTATTGTACCACCTTGACCATCACCCATCAGAATTATGTTTTCCATATCCATAAAATCTGGATGTAATTTATTAGGCATAATAGTAAGTTCGCCACTCATAGCATCAGAAACTATTACATATTTATTTTTTAAATCTGGATTTCTATCTAAATAAGCAACCAGGCCTTCATTGCCTTGTTGTTCATAAATCATGTTTATCATATCAACTTCTCTATCATCATCATTACCTTTTCTTGTTATGAAACTAGAGTTTTTTTCAGGTGTATTACCTGCTAAAGCAGCTAATCCTGCTCGAGGTGTGCCAGACTCAAGTCCTATTCTTCCACCGTCTTTTTTACCAAGACCTAAACCAATAGTTAATTCTTTTAATACTCTGGCATCGTTAGGGTAAGCACCTGGATTGCTTAAAATTTTGTATAACATTGGCATAGTGTAAGATCTACTAGCTCCACCGCCACCACCAAGTTTTTTAAATAAATATGATTTTTCTGCAGAGTTAAAAGATATACCTGCAGCCATTTCCATATTCTCTTCGTCTTCATCATCACCTGCTTCAACGTCGATTGCCATAATACCTATTTCAGATGGTTCTTCTGGGCTACCTTTTTTAAATCCTATTCTTCCACCGTCTTTTTTACCTGCAAAGAAGTTAGTTAAATAACCTGCGTATTCTTCTTGTTTCTCTGCTTTTTTTAATTCATCATACTCTGCTTCAGTTAAATCTTCATCAACTCCCAGTTCAGCGGCTAGTGCTTTAGCTTCTATATATGAGGCTGAAAAAGCTAAGGCTCCCATTACCGCTGCTTTGTCGATAGAGCCATCTTTATTTGTAAACATAGCCTTACCAAATTTTTTAGTTTGATCTAATACTGCATTACCTATTTGACTAAAATCTTTATTTTTAAAACCTTCTGTAACTGTTTTTATAAATCCTGGATTATTATTAACTACTGTGTCTTTAGTTAATCGACTAGCTACAGGAACAGCGTCAGCTGTAACAGAACTTTCTATTACTTTACTTGCTACAGGTTCTGCGTCAGCTGTTACAAAAGACTCTGACGCAAGTCTTTCAGGTCCGATACTACTCTTAACAGGTTCCGCATCTGCTGTGATTCCTTGAACACCTTCAGTTCCTCGGTTCGAGAAGAACTTACCAAGACCAGTCTCTGTACCTATAGGAGAACTAAATCCTGATGTAAAACCTGATGGTGTAAATGCACCACCTGATGCAAAAGGGTTGCCTTGAAATCCTGCACCACCAATGTATCTTGCAGCTTGTCCACCGCCATAAGTTAATGCACCTCTTTTTAAAGAATCACCAATACTACCAGTTTGATCAAAGCTACCAATACCAGCCATAGCACCTGCAAGAGCAGGGTTAAATGGAGCTACAAAAGGAGCAGCTTTAACTGCTATATCTGCAACTTCATTAGGTATAATTTTTCTTACAAACTTTTTAAGTTTACTTCCTAAGCCAAAATTTTCTCTTGGTGTCACTTGCATAATGCCACCATTTGCTTGTAATTGTCTGTTCATTAAAGATCTAGATATCGCCATAATTTAAATATATTTATACTGTTAAGCAGGCGTAGAAATCCTGTAATATCTTACTTTATTTGATTTTTGTAGGCTCGTCAACAGGTTTGAGGGGGCGACTTCCTTGCCAAAGATCATCTCTAAAACGACCACAATACTGAT